ATCCTTTAAACGTAATCATATCGCCTGGATTATAATCATGTTCTTCCTGAAATTGTCCACGATTAACCCATTCTCTTTTAGGTTCTAAGAACCAAGGCAATTGGACTACTTGTTTTCTAGAGTTAAGATAAGTTGGTTTCTTTTTCTCAACAGGAATAGGATAATGACATACCTTTCCTAATGGTTGTCCGCCTCTTGATGATTTTATTTCTCCAGGCTTTTTAATTTCAAACCAAGCAATACCATAACTTTCTGAATGATGATTTAATATTTCATAGCCAAGTTTTTTTATTAACTTTCTTACTTCTTTACCAGGTGTATACGGACGATACCTTTTTTCAACTAATTGTATATTATGCGGAATATCACAATCATTAAATGTAAATAGCATTACACCACCAGGTCTTAATAAATTAAATATTTCTGACAAATAAGCTTCAATCACAGGCAAAGGAAATTTATCTATAAAGTTACAGGCTAATATAAATCCAAATTGTTCTACTGGTAACTCTGGAAATAAAATTTGTTTTGTATTATTAGAATCATAACGTTTCATAATATAGGAACGTAATCTATGTCTATATGTAAAGTTGTATTGTTTTGATACTTCATTTACTAATGTTTGTTGATAGTCTACTAGATACAATGGATCTAAACTAACCATAGCGTCAGTTAATTCTCTGCCACCAAATATTGGTGATATCTGTAAACCTGGATATGTCCAATCAGTATATTTGTCTATGCGTCTTTCTAAATATTCTCTAGTATCTTCTTCTAAGAAAAAAGTTTGTGCCATGATACTATGATATTCTTCAAGTACAGTTTGTTCTGTATATAACTTAAGAGATTGCTTATAATAATCTTTCTCTTGAGTAGATATTTGTTCTTGTATAGATTGTATATAGTTTTTATAATTTTCTATAATTGCATCAACACTTCTTAATATATTTTTACCATAATCATTAAATTCTTTTGCATAAGTATCATCATTTATTTCAGATCCAATATGTACCATCAGTTCATTGGCTACTTTATTAATAACCGCTAGATCATGTTGTTGCAATCTAATTTTATATTCTACTATTTTACTTAATTTCATTCGAATTCAAATAAAGTATTAAATGTGTTTGCAGTATTTGTAGCCGCAGTTAAGTCCCAATCTAATATACCTAATAAATTCTTTACTTTTTGATCTACAATAGCAGTCTCCATTGCGGCATTGTCAAATGGTAATTCTTTAAACCACTCGGGTAGATACACTTCATCTGTTGGATAAGCTATGCTAGTCCATTGTAATGGGTTAGGTTTAAGTTTACATATAATAGCTTTCATGCCATCAACTATTTGTGTTGAATATTTATCGCCGTTCATTTGTCTTAATGTATTCCAGTTCATACCAGCTCTAACATGCCCAGGCATATTAGCTTTACCTTTTCTTTTTTCTTCTTTAGTGTATTTGGTTAAGTTATTAATACGTTTAGGAGTACCTTTTTCCCACCCAGGTCTGTTATGAAAATCATGTTTAAATTGTAATATTCTTTCAATTATTACACCCTTCTCACTACCTGTTAATACACTTTCTAGTATTTCGCTTAAGAACTTTTGTATTACCGGAGGTGTATCTGTACGTTTTAAATCAAGACCCATTGCTTTAATTTTTCCATCGTCTCCGTGAACATCTAAACGTCGTCCTTCAATATCATATACCATTAGTGCATAACGTTTTTTTGTAATATATAAACCACGTATAGCTACTAATTCTAATCCAGCTTTAATTAATTTGCCGTTTTCTTCTGGACAATGAAATGCTTTTTTCATAAAATCAGGAAAGCTATTATTTACATTATTAGCAATATTATTATATAATGCAATAGCACATTCTTTATTCCATTCTATATTACCTTTTTCTATTTCAGGTTTAAGTACTTCATATGCTGAAAAATGACAACTATCAGTATCACCATATATAATTGTTTTACCAACATGATCATATTCACTAGTAATAACATGATTTACATGAGCATCCATGTGTTTTGTAATAGTTCTTCCTGTTAAGGTTGTACTTTGTCCAATGCGTTTATCAAAAAATCTACACCCAGGATTTAGAATTGCACCATATAAACTGTTTAAGTTAATCTTTTTTACTAATTGTCTCTTATCCCAAAATTCTACATCTTCTGGCGTTGTTGCTTCTCGCAATTTTACTTGTAACTCTTTACGTTCTTTATACCAGCGTTGTAGTAATTCTGGAACAACAGCTTTTGTTTCACTACTAAAAATAGTACCGTTAGCTGTTAGCATCCATGGCCGGTGGTCATCAAAGATCATCTTCCAAAGTTTTGCCGCTGAATAAGTCTCACTTTTGCCATCTTCCCAATCAACGATAATTTCTGTACCTATTTCTTTATTCATTACCGCGGTGTATTCTAATGTAGCAAATAACCCTTCCCAACTCATAGCGAAACTTTTACCGCTCTCTTGTTTTTGATCTATATATCTTTCAGTCATAGTTGGACGTAGTTGTCCAACAATAGCTTCATTACCCATATTCAATGCTTGAATAGCACTTGGATAAAGTGAGTTAATATCTATAGCACCTATGTAATCATGTAAACCTTTTTTAGGATATGCAACATAAGCACCTGCCGCCGCAGTCCTTGCATCGGTAAGTCTTTCTTTACGATTAGGAACTACAAATCCACGTTCATGTGCTTCATTAATAATAGCTTGTTCTGTTACAGCAACAGCACCCATAGTTGTTTGTAGTAATACTGTATTAGCATGAGCCAGTTCATTTGCAATATCTATAAACTTTAATTTTGCATCTAGCTTTTTTAATAACATAGTGTCTTGTCTATTATATTCTATGAACACTTTCCAATCTTTATTATATAATTGATCTAACGTGCCTTCATAGGGTGTTTTACGTTCTTCTAATTCATATTCACCAATAGCATCCAGACTATAACTATGACGTTCTTCATATGTGTATTTTCGATATAATTGCATATAATCTAGGTGTACTCTGCCAATTATATCAAAGGTTAGGTTTTCCGCACCAAAACGTTCGAATGTACGTTTCTTTGGTAATCGATCCCATAAACAAAAACGCCTAGTATCGTTCTTACTTAGAACTCTAGTAATACGATTAACAGTATAAGGTATATCATATCCTTCTGAATTCCAACCACTAAGTATGTCAGCATCTTCAATTAAACCTAGAAATGTTTCTAATAGGTCTTCTTCTTTGTCAAACATATAACAATTTTCAAACTCAGCTACAATACCTTCTGCTGTGTCCCAAGGCATTGTTTTGGGTGGTATAACCAAAGTAATTAATTTGTTTAGCCAATTACAATATAAACTAATAGCAGTAATCGCATTAAATGGATCTTCGGGTCTACTATATCCCTTATCCGGATCAAAGTCAACCTCAATATCAAAGAAACATATATTAATTTTGGGTGCTTCTTTACCTAAATAGTTATTTTCTAGACACCTAAATACTGGATTAATATCAGATTCAAAGATTTTTTTATCACTATGTATTTTAAGTTCTTTGTGGAATTCTCTACTATTGTTTGTGCGGAATCTTGATACAGGGTCACCATAAATTGATTTATGCTTACCGGCTTGGTCTCCAAGATAAAATATATATTCTGCAGGATATTCTTTAAATATTCGTTCGCCATTAATACGTTCGACTACACGAATAATATCATTCTGCCGATCAATTATTGCATCAATGTAACTCATATTCTCCTAGTCATTTATGGCTGACCTACCATGTTCTTGTTCTTTAAGTGAACGACCCTGTAATTGTTAATAATCTATAATAACCAACTATGTCTATTAATAGGATAGTAATAGTAGTTAGCAATAATCCAAAGCTACCCCTAGATATTGCAGAATAGGTACTAATACATAATAAACATATAAATCCTGGATAAAGATAATGTAATGGTACATCTGGAACAGTTATAGCAAATGTTAATGCCATAACTAAATTTCCAAACCAATTTATAACTTCTAAAATAAATCTAAGATGATTACTATGCCAGTCAGTTTTAATAAAGTTGACTGTTTTATGCCAATCTAACGTCAAATAGTTTTACCTGTTGCTTCTAAAATGCTTTCTAATAATTCAAAATCTGAACGTGTTTGTGTGTATTCTGCTTTATATGCCGTTCTTATTGCCTTGTTGATAACACTTGGTTTAATACTAAGTTCTTCGCCTATAGCTTTAACTGTGTCACGAAGACCACTCTGTAATGTTTCTATTTCGGATGTTACAGCCATTCCTTCGTTGATTAGTTGTTTTAATTTGGTTTTTTCATCAGTATTAAAATGTCTGTTACCATCAATTATTATATCCGCGGTCATTGTAATCTCCTATTAAAGTATTAATTATACATAAAATAGTTAGTCTAGTCAACCGATTGCTGATTATTTTCTACCACAAGACTCGTAACAGGTTTCGTCACATTTAGGTGTTTCCCAACCATTTTCTAAGAATTTAAAACTATCTAGTTGTTCCTGTAAAGTGGTTCCTATAGGATGTATATGTTGATGCACTCCATGATAACAACAAGGTAATACTTCTCCATCAACATTAAAATAGATACTTTTGTTTTTAAGTGTTTCACAAGTTACAGGACGATCACTAAAATCTGGTTTTGGTTTCCGCTCTACAGGATGGGTTTGGATTTTAAGATTAAAATCAATATCATATTCTCCAGCTTCACGTTCATCATCAGCTGATAGTAACCAATTAATAATTTCACCTTTATCATTCATAATTGGTCCATAATCACGTCCGGCACTAACAAGTTCAAATTTTCGAAACCCCATTTCGTTTGCTAATTTTCGAACTTCTAAAAGTTGATTTACATTATGTCTAAATATAATAAATTTCCAGGTAGCATGGCCGCCACTACCAATAAACATTTCTGCCCTGGACATTATGTTTCTCCAAATTACATCTTGTCTATAGATATGATTAGTATCTTCTAATCCATCGATACTGAATATCATTTCTACACCTTGTTGGGCAAGTTGCATATAAGAATTTAATGTTCCAATACTTCCATTTGTGCCAATGCTTACATTATTAAATAAACTAGCACACTCAACAACATCAGGGTGCATCATCGGGTCACCATGGTTGCCATTAAAAAGTATTTCACAATTTTTAAATTGTTTAGCAATCTCGGTTAATTTTGTTAAGTCAAAATGTTTTGGATTATTAGCGGGCATGATTGGGTGATTCCAACCATTAAAATTTCTAGGGCATTGAGGACATCTAGCATTACAATGAGAACTTAACTCAATATGTAGATGTGTAATTTCTGAAAGGTCTAGCATTTTTGCCAAACAACACTATTTTATTTTTGCTTCTTTATATATAACGTGTTTTCGAATGACAGGATCAAATTTTTTCATTTCTATTTTATTCGGCATAGCACGTTTATTTTTTGTTGTTGTATAGTAGTGCCCAGTATTTGCAGAAGAGACAAGTTTAATTTTATCACGCATTAGTAATTAAAGACGTCTTAAAGGTCCACCAAAAATGCTTGAAGTTTTATCATCTAATGCACTTACG